AAAGCTTTAAGAGAAATTAAAAAACTAAAATAGTTAATTATGTGGCATGAAGTATTACATTTCTTAGGACTGTGTGGAGAACCACATCCATCTGTCCTTACATCAGCAGGAGCAGGGATTCCTGTAGTATCATTTATTATTTACAAATTTAAACAATTAAAACATGGGAAGAAGTAAGTATTTAAGCTTCGGATTTGAATCTGAAGAAGAGAGAGCGTACAGAGCAGAGATGTATGAGAAATATTATTCACAAGTTGATGTTGAATATAACGATTGTTCTCTTATCTTTGTGTACGGAACGTTGCAATCAGGATGTGGAAACAACAGACTGTTAGTAGGTTCTGACTTGTTAGGACAAGCAGAGACAGTAGAAAAATACTCAATGAGTATTGGTGGTTCAATACCTTTTGTGTCTGTAGTTGCTGAAGAAACTACAATCAAAGGAGAGGTATGGAAAGTTGCAGATACCAATAGTTTAATACTAATTGACAACTTAGAAAGCCACCCTGATTGGTATCAACGTGAGAAGATTAAAGTTAAATTGAATGATGAGATTGTTGAAGCATGGATTTATTTCAACGAAGAAACATTCACAGATGAAATGATTAAAGATGGCGACTATAAAAGGTATATCTCCATGGGTTTTAGTAGGACTCGATACTAAACCTACGGTAATAACATCAGAAAAAGTAATTTACTGCATCAAAAAAGTGCTCAACATAACAAGGGATGACTTATGCTCATCAAAAAGAAACAGAGAGTTCACAGATGCAAGGAAGTTATACTCTTTGATTATGCGTAAGCATACAAAGAAATCAACTACAACTATAGGGTTAGCAATAAGGAAAGACCATTCAACTATAGTGTATGCCACACAACAAGCTAAGATATTACTTGAGATTGATAAAAACTTCAATAGAAATTTCATGTTGATAGAAGAGCTTACACTAAATCCGTTCTTAGAGTACGATAGAACAAACAATTATTAATTTTTTTTTTACAATTTAAATTCATAGACAAATGAGTAATTTAATTAGAACACAAGAGGAGTTAGCAACAGTAACAGAATTAAAATTTGATAATCCTACTGCTGCTATTAATTTAGAAACATTAAGAAACTCAGCAACACACTTACTTGTAGGTGGTAGTATGCCGAGCAACAGACCTGTTCAACACTACGATTTACTAACTTGGTTACACCAAATGTATGAAGATACATTAGGTAAAGAGATGACTATGTCTCCAATACATATATCAGCGAGACACAGTAAGCGTATTCGTACAAGCAACACGGAAATCATTAGTCCTAAAGACCCATGTCCAATCGAAAGATTAAACATCAACAGATTAGTGACTACAATCTATGACCCTAACAGAACTATAGTAGGAGGAGAAGAGTTCGTTCCTTCTATAGCTGTGTCGTACACAGAGAAAGGAATAGAGGTAGCTTTAGGTGTTAAAGCTTGGGCTTGTGCAAACATGAACATCTTTGGTCAGACAAGATGGGCAACACATGGTAAAAACAAAGTATCTTTTGAAGACATGAAGACTTTAATCAAGAGTCACTTAGTTAACTCACAACTAAAGTTTGAGCAAGACTTAGAAACTATTGAAAGATTACAGTCAAATGAGATTAGTTTCAATCAACAAAGATACCATATAGCAGAGTTGTTTGAAGCTGCAGTAGATAATAACTTCAAGAAGAAGAAAGATTCTATCTTAAACATATCACAAACTGTTAAACTAACAGAGGAGATTATCTTAAAGAGAAAGAATCTTGAAAGAGAATTAACTTATTGGGATTTTACTCAAGCAGGAACAGAACACTTGAAAGGAGACTCTCAAGATATGGTAAGTCTCTTACCAACAATAGAGCAATTCAATAACTATGTATTAGAACAAATATAAAGTTATCCTTAAAACGTTATTTATTAATCCTTAATTATTTATTATGCCAAGAGAAAGAATACAGGTACACTCGTGTACCAACTGTGGTAGAAACACATCAGAGGTAGTTATAAATCAAGAGTCAGGGGGAGCAGTATGCTCTCTCTGCTCTGACATTATCTTGTTTCAAAGTGCAGTAGATAATCTTTATTACCCAAGAGCAATGAGAGTTATGGGTAGCTATGGGTGGTGTACTCAAGAACAAAAAGATGAAGAGATGAATTACTTTAGTTGTAGTTCATGTGACGACAGAGTGCATCAAGAATTTTTATACCATTTTCATGGAGATGATTATTGCCAATCATGCTATGATGAAACAACATTTACTTGCAGTAGCTGTGGTGATGTAGAGCATGAATCGGATAGATATTTTCTTGATGATGAAAATTATTGTGAATCTTGTTACAGTGATGTTAGACATAGTTGTTATGAATGTGGAGAAATAAGACATATAGATAATCTTGTAGAACACAATGAAGAATGTTATTGTGAAGACTGTGTACCTGAAGAACCTGAAGTTGTAATACAAAGATACTTCTACAATCCAACAATAAACTTTAATAAAGTTAAAGGGGAGAACATGACAGGTAAGTATCTAAAAAGAGAAGCACCATACTACGGTGTAGAATTAGAAGTAGATACACCTAATGATTACTACAGAGATGTAGCTTCTAACTGTACATTACTTGCTAACGAAGAGCAAATATACTGTAAGGAAGATGCTTCTATTGATGGCTTTGAAATTATTACACAACCAATGACATTTGAATATCAAAAACAATTTGGTTGGAGAAATATATTGAAGCAAGTTCATGAGAACGGAGGTAGAGGTTATGACTCAGGTAAATGTGGTATCCATGTACATGTAACAAAGGAAGCTTACAGTCCTATACTGTGGTGGAAAGTGTTGTTGTTTACAGATAATTGCAGAAGTTATATACAGAGATTCGCACAACGTAACGGTAACTACAGGTACTGTAAGTATGAAAGTAGTTATAACTACGGTGGGTATAACTCAAAGAAAGATACATACCCATACTCAGCAGAAGAAAACAGGTATGTAGCTATCAACTTTTCAGACAGACATCCTACTGTAGAGTTTAGAATCTTTAGAAGTACAACTCAGCATGAAAGATTTTGGGCAAGTATAGAATTTGTACACGCATTAATATCTTTCTGTAACAACCACGGTTATAGTTGTATTAAAAGATACGACCAAGAAAAATTGTGGTCAATGTTTGTAAAGTATATACATACGAACACATCAAACAAAACATTATTAAAACATTTTAAGAAAAGAAATTTAACAAACAACGCTTTATGTGCTTAATTATTATTAAAGAAAACGGAAAAGAATTAGTACCTAACAAGATGATATCAGAAGTGTGGACAGATAATCCACATGGAGCAGGTATTATATTTAAGAGAGCTAACTCTAAGAGATATCAAATGATAAAAGGTTTGATGTCTGAGAAAGAATTGAATCAAACAATTAAGAAATTAAATCTTAGTAAGAATGATTTCATTGCGTATCATTTACGATGGGCAACATCAGGTAATCTTGACGCAGCAAACACGCACCCATTTATCGTACACGAAGATGTAGGTAGAGTTAGTGCAGTTAAAGCAGAGAGTACAGACAAGACAATGTTTGTAATGCACAACGGTGTGATACATGACTTGAATGACAAGAAAGCAAAACATTCTGACACAATCAGATTTGTAAGCGAGTATATGTCTCAGCTATCTATGAATGACCTGTTTAAAAACGCAACAGTAAAATCTCTAATAGAGAAGTTTATAGATGGGAGTAGATTGTTTATTGCAAACAACAGATATGGACACACCATGTATGGTAATTGGCATGAGCATGAAGGGTACTTAATATCAAAGCCTTATAAAGATGCAACCAAATCAAGTCACTACAAGAATGACTTTTGGTATGGTGGATTTGAAAGGTCTTTTGATAACAGCTTTATGTCAAGTCAGAAAAGTTTATTCCAAGAAGAGAATGAATGGTGTGACTGCTGTGGTATAACAAACAGTTCAGTAAAGTACAATAGAAATTGGAACTGCTATGTGTGTAATGATTGTAAAAAAGATTATATGTTATCATGAAAGAGATTCAAGTAGCATACACTAATGGTAAGTACGCAACGTTTAAAGGAAAGTCTTTAAGCATTAACGCTTTACCTAAAAGTGTAGTAATAAAAGAAGGAAGTCATATTATCTTTGTAGGTAATATAGATTCTATTAGATATGTTAAACAAAAATAAATGCCTATGATGTATGATGAAAAAGTAGAAGAAGCTGTATTAGGTGCAATACTTATTGAAGAGAATTGTTTCTACAGGATAGCCGACTCTCTCTCAGAAGATTGTTTCTTTGATGAAAGTAACAAGTTTATCTACAAAGCTATAGTTAAAGTATCTTCTGTTTCTAAGATAGATATACTTACTGTGTCTCATAAGTGTGCTGAACTAAAGAAAGGACTGAAGGATGAAAGAATGAAGGAAATTAATTGGCCTTACAAAGTTTCAACCTTAACAAATGTTGTTGCAAGTGCAGCTCATGTAGTAGAGCACATAGATATCTTAAAGATATACAGAGCTAAACGAATAGTATATGAGACCTGTTACAACGCTACTAAACTTCTTGATGAAGGAGAACCTGTAAAGGATATCATTGATGATATTACTGATAAGATAACAGAAGCTTCTAATCAAAAGAGTAGAACAGAAGTATCAATACAGCAAGGGTTAAGAGACTTTATAGATAATCAACAGAAAAGTCTTGACCAAAAGTTACTACCTACTTACATACCTGAAGTAGATAAAGTAATTGGTGGGTTCGAGTATTCTGATTTGATTATAGTTGCAGGTGCAGCGTCAATGGGTAAGACAAGCTTCATGCTTAAACTCTTGCAGAACTTTCTAAAGTTCCAAAAGAATGTAGCTATATTCTCATTGGAGATGTCTAACAACCAACTCTTAACGAGATTGTTATCTATGGAAACAGGAATTAAAGTTCGTAACATTAGATACAACGACCTCGACACAAGTGATTGGGATAAGTTACACGTAGCAATAGGAAAGTTAGAAAGAACTACATTCACAATGGATGGACAAACAACATCGCTAACAGATGTACTTAACAAAATAAAAAAGTTAAAGATACAGAACGATATAGATGTTGTGTTTATAGATTACCTACAGTTAATAACAGCTAATGGTGGGAGAATAAGTAGAGAACAAGAAGTAGCCAAGATAGCACGTTCATTAAAGAACATAGCTAAAGAGCTAAACATAGTAGTCGTAGCCTTATCTCAACTATCAAGAGCTTTAATGCAGCGTGATAACAAACGACCTGTACTGTCAGACCTAAGAGAATCAGGAGAGATAGAACAAGCAGCCGATACAATTATGTTTGCCTTCCGTGAAGAGTATTACACTATGGAGAATCCAAGAGAGATACAGGATGCAGAGATAATAATCGCTAAGGGTAGAAACGTAGGTATAGGTACAGCATACCTAAAGTTTATGCCTAACAATGTACTGTTCATATCCCCTGAAGAAACAGGGATGACAGACCTGAACTCATGCGAACAACCTGCCTTCTGATGAAAACAAGTTGGAAGGAAATTGTTAAGCAAACAGCCGAGTCATCTAAGAGAGATGAGCTCTACGTTTCTATAGTTATTAAACACTTTTTTAATGGACTGAAGTTGCTGATGAAAAACTACAAGTTATTCAAAGGCAACGGACTGTTCAAAACCTATGTAAAAAAGTCTAATAAAAATAATAGAATGTAAAATATTTTTTTACCTTTGTAAAACAAATGCGTATGATTGTTAAAATAGAAACGTTATCCTTTAGTAGGATTGACAGCAGAGAAGTTGCAGAAGTAACAAAGCACATACTAATAAATGGTATGGACTTAGAGAAAGGACTCTATGTTTGGTTCAATCCTTTTACAGGAACTATGTCAAAGAGGTCGAATAAAAATGCACAGGATTCGGCTTTCTTATTTAAGATGTGCAACAATTAATTATTAATCTTTAAATGTTTAAGAAAATGGAAAACAAGACAATGACAAAAGCAGACCAATTAAAAGCTCTTTACCAAGAGTGTGGATTAGTACAAGAAGATGTGCATAGACACAAGCACTATATCATTATTACTCGTACAGGTATAGAGAAAATTCAATTCGCTAAAAGAATTGATGTTAAGTTCGAGGTTGTTCAATGTGCACCTGAGTATGCTGCTATTAAAGCAGTAGGTACAATGAAGGACAACAACGGTAATGTTGAAGTAGTAGAGACATTTGGTTCAGCGTATCCAAAGAACTGTCAGAATAACTATTACTTAGAGATGGCAGAGAAACGTGCTCTCTCTCGTGTAGTATTAAAGATGACTAAAGCTTATAGCTTGGGTGTATTTGGAGAAGATGAAGCTGATGACTTTAGAAGACAAGGGTAATATGTATTTATTAGCAGACGAGCAGAAGCATAAGATACATTCTATCCTCGAAGCAGGAGAAGATTATCAAATCGTAGTTGATTATTATCCTTCTATACAAGTTGGTGGTATATTAGTATTGATTCATAAGAATGGAGACGAAGTATTAGGTATCATCAATGAGGTAGAAGATAACGAACTACACAGGATTTTATATGTAGAAATAAATCCAAATCAAATTAAAAATTTAAATGTTAAACAATTAAAGAACCTCATGTTATGGGGTTCTTTGTAAAATCAATTTTATTATGGAAAGTTTAGACTTTACAAACGAAACAAAACAAAGCGAATACTTAGAAAGAAAAGGTGTGTATGACCTAAGAGTGATTGAATACAGATGGTCTCAAGACATAGAGGGATATAACAAATCTCCATTTGTAAGATTTACATTGGAAGATACAGTATCAAGTAAGAAAACTACGTTTACTTTATGGATGCCTAAACAAGGAGAACCTAAGAACAAATCAGATATCAAGAAGAAAATTATGCAAGAATACTTTGAGAATCTTGGATGTGATATCAAACTAAACAAAGGTAGAGACCTGTTAGATTGTGCAATAGGAAAGAACTGTAAGGTTGCACTTAAAGAAGTAGAGAGAGTTATATACGGTAGCAAGGATGGTAAACCTATTGTTGTTACTGATTTGGTTTATTGGTATTCAGGTAAAGCAGACAAGACTTTGAACGTTAATGAATCTAAAATGTTTGTACCTCTATCAGCTACAAAGAAAGCTGAGTACGATAAAGAGTTAGCAGCTTGGCAAGAAAAGAATGGGACACCTGCTCCTAAGAACGCAGTAAATGATTTTGCTTCTGACTTTGAAAACGAATCAAGTCAATCAACTAATGATGATGACGATGATTGGCCATTCTAATTAATTAATACACCCTGCTTGTAAAATAGTAGGGTGTATTTTTTATAACGTTATTAAATTTAAAAGATATGAATAGTATTTGCTGTTTTAAATACTCAACAAGATTCGTAATTATATTTAAAAATTTTGTTATTAAGATTCCAATTTGCAGAAAGGGATGGCTTCAAGGGTACAATGAAAAAAGAATTTGGAATAAATACAAACACAAAGCACCATTAGCTGAATTGAAGTGGATGTGTTTAGGTGTTATTTGCCAAAAAAGATATACAACAATTAATGAAGTGCCACAAAGTGAAGTCGATAAAATAAAAATCTTAATCTCTGAATTTGATTTTGATAATTGTGATTTTTGGAATCATGATAATTGGGGAAAAGAAGGAGAGAAATACATATTGTTGGATTATGGTAATAGTCCTTATGTTGCAAGTTTGTATAAATAGCAAATAAAAAATGTTATAAGTTTTTTAATAATTAAAATTTTTAATCAATGAGTGAGTTAATGTTTAAGGCTAAGTGTGACGATGGTAAGATTGATTTCTATGCCAAAGATTACGTGCAGCAAAAGTTAAAGATAGTTGATGGACAAGATGTCTATGTAACTATTAAAAAGTATCAAGCTAAACGCAGCATCAAACAAAATAATTGGTACTACGGTGTAGCTATACCAATGATACAAAGTTTTTTATTAGAAACTCAGGGAGAGAGATACTCTAAGGAAGATGTTAATCAGTACCATTTAAACATGGTAGTCAAACCTGTAATAGAAGTTAAGCCTATCTTCAATACACCTTGTACGATATACAAAATCAAACGAACAAGTGAGATGACAACTGTAGAGTTCATGGACTTTAAAGATAAGATACAAATGTATTGGGCACAGTACGACTTACTTATTCCTGACCCTGACCAAACAGAGTGGATATGATATACGAAGGAACAATTTATGGTAACACACCTTCTAAAAGTAATTGTTATAAAATTATTACAGTAGGAAAAGGTATAAAAGCTCATAGCTCATTAGCTAAAACAAAAGCATTGAAGGACTACGAGAATAACTTTTACATACAATTACATCCTGACCTGAGAGGTATAGATATAAACACATACTTTGAATTTGAAATAGATGTATTCTATCCCTCGCAGAGAGCAGACCTCGACAACAGTCTAAAGGTTGTACTTGATTGTTTACAGAAAACAGAAACAATACGTAATGATAACAAGTGTGTACGTATTGTAGCAAACAAAGCACTTGACAAAATTAATCCAAGAATAGAATTTAAAATTAAGACATTATGATTACAGACATTAACATTTTCAACGGAGTAGAAGAGTCACATCACATTGCAGGTATGGACATGATTAACGATGATAACTACTATGATGATAGAAGTTACATTACAAACTCTATGTTAGGGAAATTAAAAGAATCTCCTGCAACATTAAAAGAATACTTAGAAGGTGGTGGTCATCTATCTACAACAGCTCTCTCTATAGGAGACGCAGTTCACAAAGGAATACTTGAGCCTGACAAGTTTATATCAATGGTAAAGGTATGGAGTAAATCTGATTGGCCTGAACCTGATAAGACATTAAGAACTAAAGCTAATAAAGAATGGATGGACAACTTTAAAAAAGAAAACGAAGGTATGTGTATCCTTGAAGATAAAGAGTTCTTAGAAGTACAAGGAATGATTGCTTCAATACAGTCAAAGCCTAAAGCTCAAGAGTTATTAAGTGATGCTGTATATGAGCAGATATCATTAGCCAAGATAGCAGGAGTACCTGTTAAATCTAAGGGAGATATAGTTAAGACAGATGGAGAATGGATTATAGATATCAAGACTTCATCAGATATAAGATTAGATTCTTTTAAAGAGTCTTGTGAAAAGTATGGGTACTACCGACAAGCAGGTATGTACTGTAAAATGTTTAAAGCAAACAGATTCGGATTCTTAGTTGTAGAAAAGAAAGCTCCGTTTAGAGTAGCGTTCTACGAGGTTAGTGCTGAGAAACTAAAAGAAGGTTGGGAAGAAGCCTTAGAGCTTATTGAAAAGTTTAAGTTCTATTTCTCTGAAGACCCTCTACATATCAGGATAGACGAGTCAATAATGGAAGGAGTATTATGATAATAAAATACGATATGAAAAAATTCTTTGTGGAGAAGGGATTGAAACAATCCCACTTCGCAGAGAAGATAGGAATCAGTAAACAGTTAATGGGTTATCACTTAAAGAAAGGAGACCTACCTGTATCTATGCTAACAATTATAGCAGAGGAAATGGGGATGCCTGTAGATAAACTGATTAAGTTATTAAATGATAAATATGTAAAGTTAAAGATATGATATTAGGATTTGAACCACAGACAGAACCTCTTACAGAGTACGAAAAGAGTGTGCTCTTACCTGCAATACAGAAAGGATTAGAAACTAAAGTTGGTAAAGAAAATGCTATTACCAACCACAGAATGTGTAAAGGATTAAGAGAGCATGGCTATAAACAAATATCAGAGCCACGCATACGCAAGATAATTAATCACATAAGGGTAAAGGGTATCATACGTAATTTAGTTGCGTCTAACCTTGGGTATTGGATTGAGAATGATATAAGCTTACGTAAGGATTATGTTACATCTGTAAGGCAAAGAGCTGAAGCAATGATGGCTATACTTAATAGTATTGACGTTGATTAACAAAAAAGCCTACACCGAATAAGTGTAGGCTCTAATGCTAAAACGTTATTAATCCTTAATTCAAATCCTTTAGACAATGAATAGGACAAATATAGTTATTAATAATTAATATCAAAGAACAATGGAAGAAAAAAATAAAATAATAATGACAACAGAAAGGAAGTCAATGAAGATTAGACCATCAGGAAGAAGCTCAGACTTTATTAGTCCAAGCTTGGACATGGTTGTTTATACGACTGTAGTTATTGCTACATGAAAAGACACAAACCTGAAGGACTAACAATAGCAGATAACAAAAGCGTAACAGATATACTTACAGAGATAAATTCTCACGTAGCGTTTACTACAGTAGAGAAACCAAATCAAACACACCCTGAGTATGTTACTTACGATATTAGTTGTAACGAGGACTTTGCTTTGCATAGGAAGTATCATGATTGGAAAAGAATATTTAAGTTCTTTAGAGACCACCCTATAGCTATGGCTACATTGGCAACCAAGACAATACCCTACGAGTTCTTATCATTTAACCCTAAAGGAAAAGTAAGAATAAGGATGAGTTTAATGCCTGAGTTCGTAAAACAAATATTAGAACCAAATACACCTGACATAAATAAAAGAATCGCATTTGCATACGAGCTAATAGAAGCAGGGTATGATGTACACCTAAACTTTTCTCCTGTGATTTATTATCCTGATTGGTTAAAGGACTATGAAGAATTGTTTAACCAAGTGAATGACCTAATAGCTGACGAACACAAGGATAAAGTATTTGCTGAAGTTATCTTCCTCACACACAACATATCTCTACACGAGAGAAACTTAGCAGAGAATAGATTAGGAGAGAACCTTCTGTGGAATCCTTCAATACAAGAAGAAAAGATTTCTGAGTATGGTGGTAATAATGTTAGGTACGCTTCAGAGTTTAAAGGACAATGGATAAACGAATGGAGAGCATTACATGACAGGATTATTCCGTGGAACACAATACGTTATATATTTTAAAACAAAACAAATATGAAAAATATTAGTAAAGAAGATTTTATTTTATGGGATAATATTAATGATAAACCTTTAGAACATTACGATACAGTTTACCATTATACAACAGTAGTAGAAATTCTTAATACTGATGGGTTTAAACTCTCAGAAGGTCAAGAACTTAGATGCGTTGCAGAGTTAAGTAAAGGTTGGCAAACAATAATTTCTGAAGCAATAGAGCAAACTAAGTAATGTTTACTAACAATAAAAAAAATAAAACAAAGATGAGTAAGAAAAAAACAAAATCAGAGAAACTTAAAGAGAGGAGAGAGTTATACAACACTAATCCTAAGATGTATGACCAAGACGCAACAATATCTATAGCAGGATTATTAGCAATAATAGACGAGTTAGATAACGCTAATGCAGTATTTCCTAATATCTTTACAGGAGAATTAATAAAGCAAGTAAACAGAACTATAGACCTGATGTATAAAGGTAACAAAGACTCTACGTTGGCTGACCAACACATGAAGGTTGCAAGTTTGTTTGAAATAGCAAAAGAAAAAATAAGGAGTGTATGAAAAAACTAATTGGAATTATTTTATTATTTACATTAGTAAGCTGTAGTAATGCAAGAGATGTAATTAACCATTATCACAGAGCAGCAGTAATGCCTACAGGTGCTAACAAAAAACTAAGCAAATGAACAGAAGAGAGAGACGAATCAAAGAAAGACAAGATGCTGCTACCAATAAACAGTATCCTGATTTCCCTGAGTACAAACTCTATGTGAGAGAAGTTCTTAATGGGAGTGGTAAGAGAGAATTGAAAACGTTCCAAGAGTGGAGAGCTTGGAGAGCTATTGAAGAAAACCTAAAACAAGTTAACGATGGATGAATTACAAATGTGGCAGAGACTTATTGCTGAAGATGTAACCAAGGAAGAGTTTGACAAGTTTATAAGAAACAAGTTTAAGTATCTTGAAGATAACATATCAGCATACGGACTTAAAGATATAGCAGAGAAGATAAACGCAAAGGACTATCCTGATGAAGAACTTCATAAGCTAATAAAGAATTACTTAAACAGTAGAGAATTATTAGTTAATTACATAAATAAAAAAGCAAATGGAAAATAGATTCCCATGTGATGACGAACAAACATCAAAAAAACAAGACATTGTAAAACAAATAGAAGACCGTGACAAAAAGAAATACGGTAAGAAATGTAAGAGATGTGACTTGTACGCTAAATGGTGTAGATGTAAAACATATAGCCATGCAAAGACACACTAAGATATACATGGACTTCTACCAATACGGTATAGACGATTTAGTTCCATGTGTAGGCTGTAACAACAGAGCTGTGGATGTACACCACATAGATGCAAGAGGAATGGGTGGAGACCCAACAGGAAGAAAAGATGTCATAGAAAATCTCGTAGCACTATGTCGTAGATGCCACAACAACGCAGAGTTCAATAAAGAATTTAATGACCTTATTAAAAGAAAACATTTAACAAGATTAAGACTATGGAAAGCAACGCATTAAAACCAATCGAAAAGAAACTAATTGAAATAGGTAAAGAAGTATTAGCACTAAAGTTTAAATACCCTAACGATATTGAACTTGGTAAACAAACAAGAAAACTAATCAACGACAAAATTGATAACGTTATAAAACGTCACATCATCAAAGAGAAAACTACACAGTAGCTTTTCACTATCATCAACTACTTATAAAGGAGACTGCCTTGTTCAATATAATTTGTGCAAGGTCGTCTCTCTCTTTGTCAACAATAATATATTTGTCAGTAGAATTAAAATAAACTACAGTTTGTAGCATACCTTTAGTTCCTACCCAACGTCTCATATAATTAATATTATTTATGTTTAGTAAATAAGACTCTCTATTCCCTTTCTTATCAACTACAGGTACATCTATAAACATATCTTAAAATTTATCTTTATCCTTACTTCCTTTTGAACTACCAAAAAAGAAATTTATTACCGTGTTTCTCTCTTGTAGTAAAGCACCTGTGACAGTACCAACTATACCTGTAATAACAGCAGCAACCTTCCCATCAACAAACATTATAACAAGACATTGAATTACAACCATCAACATCACAATAAACAAGTTGTACTTAATAACGTTATCAGCTATTTTATCAGCTTGTTCGTGGTCAGTTGACTGATACATATTTCTTGCAGATTTTAAATCAGCATAGTACATATCTAACTCTTTCAAATAATCTTCTTTAGCAGCTAAGATTTCATAAACAGCATCT